CGCATGTATTGGTGAAGATACGGCATTCCCGGTCACCAATTTTAACGGGGATCTTGTCGAATTTTTTGGCACGAACCCGTCTGGACACCCTTTAACAGTTATTGTTAACTCGCTAGTTAATAGCTTGTATATGCGATACTGTTATGTGATTTTGAATCCCGAGCATGAGTGCACATCGTTTCAAGCGAATGTGCATCTCTTTACGTACGGTGATGATAATATCATGGGTGTTGACCCGATTTGTGCCTGGTTTGGTCACACGGGGATCCAGGATCAGCTCAGTTTCATAGGTGTTGAATACACTATGGCTGATAAAGAAAGTAAGTCGGTGCCATTCGTGAGTATCGGCGACGTCCAGTTCCTCAAACGGAGCTGGCGTTATGAACCAGAGGTGGGCGCATTTATGTGCCCACTTGAGCTCGAGTCTATCCACAAGTCATTGACGACGTGGGTTCCATCGGGTTCCATTGATGAGTATGCGCAGATGGTTGCTGTGATTAGTAGCGCCAATAGCGAATTTTTCTTCTATGGTCGTGATGTTTTTGAGAAACACCACAAGTTCTTCAACCAGATTCTAAGTGAAGAACCGTATATCTGTTACGTCACAACGGGAACGCTTCCTACGTGGGAGCAACTGGTGGATCGATTCCACCAGGCTAGCGAGAGCCAGCAAAGCGCCTCTTGGCGTGTTTCACGGTCTAGGCCGATCGTGAGACAAGAATTATAGGCCGTTCAAGTCCACAGTTTTTGAAAACGCTCCCTTACCAGGAGTAGGAGTTGAGTCAGTTACCAGAAATACTGACGCCACCATGTCCCAAGCCGTTGGACATGATTGGTTAATGCATCGGCATTTCGTACTACAAAGTGCGGAATTACTAGACGCTGAGTCTGCTGTTACAAATGAGCAGGCTGGTGACACAACTGTCATCGAACAAACTGTCACTTTCACTGACAATGAAGGTGGAGAGCTGTTGAAGGCTCCCACGTCGGAAAATACGGTAGCATTAGTGGACAACACTGATGATATTTCGTTGGGGCAATTTATGTCCCGTCCGACGTTACTTACCACATTTTCGTGGACCACAGCACAGCTGGCGGGTGTGCAAACAACCTTCCAGCCGTGGCAGCTATTCTTGAACAACACACAGATCAAACGAAAGATTGAAAACTATGCGTTTATTAGAGCTAAGCTGCACATCAAAGTACTTATTAATGGCACGCCGTTTCAATACGGTGCGCTGCGATTTTGTTATGAACCGTTGCTAGGCTGGGTACCGTCCAAGTTGAGGACGAATCCGACGAGCAATATTGTAACGTTGAATACTTACTCGCAGATGCCGGGTTTCTATTGTTATCCACAAGCCAATGCAGGTGGTGAAATGGAACTCCCATTCTTTTTACACAAAAATTGGATGGATATGACAAGCAATACTGAGGTGTCCAATATGGGCACACTCTCCATCGTTAATTTTTCCCCGCTACGTGTGGCCGTTACCGGTGGGTCTACAACCGTGGGTGTTAGAGTTTACGGTTGGATGACGGATGTCCATTTGATGGGCTCCACAACAAAGCTGACATTACAAGCAAATGATGAATATGGTCTTGGACCTGTATCTAAGCCGGCAAGTGCGCTGGCTGCGATGGCAGCAATGATGACCAAAGTGCCGTATATAGGCAAATTTGCGAGAGCAACTGAAATAGGCGCCTCCGCAACTTCTGCTATTGCGACAATGTTCGGGTTCACAAATGTTCCCGTTATTACAGATATTCAGGGCTTTCAACCCATGAATGGACCGATGCTTGCGTCTGCACATATAGGTACGCCTGTGCAGAA